TTCTTACCGACGAAGCTAGGGGTCTCGTTGGACTCAGCAGAGCCAACCACGCGGCCAGCCCAAGTGTGAGGGGTACAGGACCACGTCCCGTTAGAGGCGCGTACAAGCGCCATTGGCATGGTGTTGGCGTCTAGGTTCTCACGCTCAGAGTGAGCCACAGACTCAGTCCAAGCAGAGCCGTCCCATTCCACAAAATAATCATCCGTAGGGTCATCGGTCTGGCCCTTGACGTGGACTACTTGACCGGCAGAGCCACGGTCAGGGAGGTCTTCAAAGTCTACTACAGACTTGCTGGCACCTGCGATCTCGGCGGAGGCGGGGCCACGGACCTCTACGATGTAGAACTCTTGGTCGCTGTTAATCTCCACCAGAGAACCGTCAGTCTCAGAGGTGGACGTGAGGGTCCAAGTGAAGGACGCCCCATCCGCATCTGTGAGACCCTGCGCAGAGGTCAGGCCGGTAGCCAGTTCTGCAGCAATGTCCGCAGCATTCACCGGGGTCGTCTGCCCAGCCTTCACGAGGTAGGTGTTGGACCCGGAGGTGTAGCTGTAGACCGTGCTGGAGGTGGCCGTGAAGTAGAACGTCTCGATGGAACCGTTAGCCAACTCGCGGTCATGCCCGAGGGTCACCACGTACTTGTCACCACTGTTGAGGGACTTGACGTGAACCGACTGGTTGAGCGCTGGGTTGCTGCGGCTTTCGCTGGGGGCAGTGGTCTGCACCGTCACCGTCCGGTTCGTCAGGAAGGTGTAGTCACCAACGGTCACCGCACGGATGTCCTTCGATGGATCAGCGGAGGCGAGGTAGGACTGAGAGAGGCCAGAGACGGTCACAGTCTGGGCGTTACCCGCAAGGTCGTAAACCTCTACGGTTCCGTCGCTGTTGACCATCGTGAAGTATTTCTCGTTCGCGTCACGGTCGATGGTGTGCATGAACGTGGTAGTGCCGAGAGCGGCAGAGGACATGGACGCTACAAACTCAGCGCCACGCCGCTTGGAGAGACCCTGAACAGCCGAGGGATACGCATTGACCATCTCTTCGCAGGCGGTCTTGATGCGGGTCTCTGGCGGCTGCTGGGTTATACCTCCAACGAGGTTTGGGATATGGTCAGTGATCTGCATTATAGAATCCGAGTTCGTGCCGAGGCAAAGTTAAGCATTGGCTGGTCACGCAGGATGTTTGCGTCACTCAGGTCGTCCTCTTCATGCTCCATCTGCAGGAGCGCCCGCGAGGCAAGCATCTGGTACTGCTGGAGGTCAGCGTCGGCCCCGAGGATGATCAGCATGTAGCGCTGGGTGGCGTCGGCCACGATGAAGCGCTTGGCGCACTCAGTCAGTTCATCGAAGTCCAGCCCGAGGACTAGATCGACGTGAACCTTTTCGGTGAACGTGTAGGAGCGCTCTAGGGTGTCGTACAGTTTGCCACCACGGTTGGAGTAGCGCTTGGTGTGGTCGGTGTAGCCGCTGTCGGCCTTCACTACGTCCACCTTCAGTGTGTTCACTGGCAAAAGAATTTCGTTGCTCGTAGTCGGCTGAAGCGGGCGCTTGCGGTCGGTGTTGAAAGACCAGCCACCAGACTGCACTTCGCGGGATACATCATCGAGCGTATTGATGGCGATCTCGGCTTCCGCCAAGTCGTCCTGAAGGTTGGTAATGGGGGCTTCCCCAACCGCAGCCAGCATCGAGTTGACCGCTTCGAGTTTAGTAAGAGGGAGCAACATATGCTTGCCTTTCATGGGAAAGTATTAAGGGGAAGCCCGTTAGGACTCCCCCTCGAATATTAAACGTCAGCAGCCTTACGAACTTCGTACAGGCAATCAGGGCGAAGCGTTGCTGCACCCATGAGGAGCTTGGAAACGAGCAGCGTACCCTGCTTGGCAACCGAGTACTCAGACTCAGTCGTCAGGTCTTGCAGCTTAACCATGCCGAGACCTTCGGTGTGCATGAACAGACCGAGGTTGTCGGACGCATCAACAGCGTAGTCCTGACCGAAGCCGTTGGACGGCGCGTTCAGAGGAGTACGGCCATCAGGGCCAGTGTTGGAGTTGGCGGTGCCGTTGATAGCGAGGTGGTTGGTAGGTACGATGTTAAAGCCAGCAACCTTGTAGATCACTGCATCGCCGAAGTTACCGTTACCAGCCGAGAAGTCAGAGTTGATAATGGTCTTATCGTTCTGGTTGATCAGGCTGTAGTAGGTGCGTGGAGCCACGTACAGGTGACGGCCTTCCAGCGGGATGTCGTGCTCATCGAAGTAAGCAGCAGCCTCGAACGCGGAGGTAACGAGTTCAGCAGCGCCAGCGGAAGTGCCAACGTGCTTCGTTACAGCGTTCTCCATGTCAACGATGCCTTTACCAGCGCCGGTAGCGGCACCCGTAGGAGCGTCAACACCCGGCAGTTGTGCAGCGTTGTACTGGTCGCCCAGACGTGCATCACGGATAGCCATCTGGAAGAGGGTACGCTCACAGGTCAGAGCCAGTGCAGCAGCCATTTGCTTGGAGTATTCGCCCCGGTATTCAAAATGCGTGAGCATCTCATCGATGTTGTTCAGGAATACGGACGACACGAGGAAGTCATCAATGCTGATGGTCTTCTCGTCGGTCTTCATTGCCTGACCTACGATCTCTTGGCCGGGAGTGAAGTGTTCTGCAGATGCCTGACCGATGCCGGGGAACTGCGCGGTTTTGCCACCCGAAATGGTGCGGGTGCGGATTTTGTCTTTGAGGGAGAACTTCTCGTCGAAGTGCTTGAGGACTTCACCGCCAAAGGTTTTCAGCAGGAGGTCACGGGAGTCAGCGTAGGTGTTAGCGCCGTTAATGGACGCTGGAAAGTTAGCCACCTGTGCTGGATTTGGAGAACTGGTCTGAGCCATTATTCTAATCCTTAATTGAGATATTCGTTTTGAAAGAGCATGCCCCCGCGAGTTAACTCAGCGTCTCTCAGGGTTATCGCCGCAGCGGCCCATCGGTATTCTTTGTGTGTCTTGGGGATAGATAATTCTCGGTCGTCACCGAGTGCCGTCCCACTAATGAGCGGCGACGGGTGGGGGCTTAAATACAGCGCCCCCTGACTGAAATTACTGGTTACGCGAACGGTTCTTTTTCTTCGACTGAATGCGAAGGTTGCTCATCGCGTTGTTCTTAGGGTTCCGATCTCTGTGATCGATGTCCTTGCCTTGCAGCGCGGCCTTACCCTTCTTCTTGATCATCAACCGCCGAGCCTTCTTACGCGCATCATTGCGACGGCGCTGTGCGGGCTTCTTGTGGTAGTTCTCGTATTCTTTCTTGTAGTTACGCTTAGACGCCACGACAGAATGCCTCGCGCTTCACGTTGTTTTGGTAGATTTCTGCGACGGTACTCATGCTGTCGAAGCGGGACGCGGACAGGGTGTCCCACTGCCCACAGGCGGCATCAATCCCGATACCAACCCTCCCGCTGCATCCGGCGAGCAATGTCATCAGGAGAAAGACGGTTAGCAGCGGCAGCAGCATCGTTAGCAGCGCTCGCACGTCTATTGGCTTCTTCATCTAATTTGTCCTTGTAAGATTCTACGGCCCGTCGATTTGACCAGAACAGCAGAGCGATAAGGCCGGTTGCGATCAGGGCAGCGGCCTTTCGTTTGGCGTAAAGCCAGTCGATAATCTTGGTCATTTGCTTTTCGTTCCTGAACATCGCCACTTCTTGCGGGAGAGGCGGAGTGGGGAGTTTGGGTTTTTGGCGGCTGATGGGTGCTTCTTCATTTGCGCAGCGCTTCGGGCGCAGTAGCTGTCGCCCTTGGACGTTCCCGGCTTTACCTTTGCGCCTTTCTGGCCGTAGGAAACCTTCTTGCCCGCCTTGGTCACCTTGACTGACGCCTTACCCTTGGCAGGCTTCGCCATTACTTTTTCTTCGGCTTGAAGCCGCCTTTCTTTGCCTTCATCTGGGCATAGGTTTTGGCGGAGACCGTGGAGTCTTTCTTGGACCGAGACGTACCAGCAGCCTTACGTTTGTTCATGTTTTTGTAGAGGCTCATATTGAGGCCACTCCTTTCTTTAGTATCCCCTCGAACCGCCTCCAGAACTTCAGGATCAGGAACAGCACAGCCAGAGCGATAAACACCTGAGCGGTGACGCTTCCCAGCTTCTCTGCGTTCTCAAACCCTACGAGGTCGAAGATGGTCGTGAAGAATGTTGCGATGATGCCCAAGGCACCTGAGATGACTGTGCGCCACCCGGAGACGCCGTTGATGAGAGGGTCTGTGTCTTCGCCCTCCTCTTCGTCCGCAACGGCTGGCTCAGGGGCAACGTAGGACATCTCTTCAGGGGTCACCTCGATGGTGTACCCGTCGTCCCGCCACGCTTCGCGCATGCCGTGGACCATGCCCCAGTACAGTTCGTCTACGACCGCTTGGTCGGCGACGTTGTAAACAATGTTGAAGGCTTCATGGCCGGGGCCGTGGACGGAGCGAGCGCCAGCTTCCCAGCGCCCCATCGCAAGCATGATCTTGTAGAGCTTGTTGTAGCCCTCGGGGTCGCGCCAGAGGTCGATCATCTCGTACACGCCGATGCCGGTGTCGCGAGCTACGGTGCTGCCGTAGGCGTCTGCGTGGCCCGTGTTGTACGCCTTCATGATCTGGGAGATGTTGGTCTGGCCGGGCTTAATCTGTGCGCGTCTAATGACGTAATGCCCCCAGTACGCCGCCCCGCCGTACACTGAGGCGAAGGCAGGCGTTGGGAGTTGGGAACCATCCGAAGCAGGGAGTGTGGTGGCGTCGATTGCGCCAAACCGTGCTTCATGGTTGTCACGACTGGCACCGATGGCCCCAATGTTACGCAATCGTACACTGGCAGGCACAGACTTGTCGTGTAGGTCGTAGGCCCAAGGGCCAGTGTAGATGTTCATGGTGTTACCTTAGAGTTGCGAGCGTCCTAGCTTCTGGACCACCGCGTTGTTGTACGCCGGGTCGGTCGCGTAGCGTGGGTCTGCCATCGCTTCCTTAACTTGCGCCCAAGAGTCGAAGCGGTCTGCGGCGGGAGCCTGACCACCCTCGATCTGACGGGCCGGATCAGCGGGTGCGCCGGACTCGCGGCGAGCCTGCAGACCACTCACGGCCAACTTGATGCTGTCCACGTCGTTACTTTCGATGGTGCGGTTGAATGCGTCGATCTCGCCCTCAGACAGGTTGTCTGCGGCCCAGCCAATCAGGTCGTCGTAGCCTGAGCGGCCACCAACGGTAGACACAATGTCCTCCACTTGGCGCTCGACTACGGCCTGCTGGCCCTCGATGTACTTGTCTACGACCTCCTTGGAGAAGCCAGCCTTAGCTGCAGCGTCGTAGGACTCAGCGGACAGTTCGCCGCTTTCTCGGTACTCGGCCTCCAGAGAGGGCAGGTCCAGACCAGACTCTCGCACAGCCTCTGCCGTGGGTACTGGTGCTGGCTCTGCTGGCTTCTCACCTGAACCCATCTTGGATTCCAGTGCAGCATACGCCGCAGCCATGTCCTCTGGAGACTGGAACTTCTCAGGGAGCCAGTCAGGGCGCGGAGAGGCAGCGGATTGTTCCGCCGCCGCTGCGTCATGGGCTTCCTGTACGAGTTGATCCGGGGTCTTACCCACGTTCTCAGCGCTCGTATCGATAGTGTTAGAGATAACTTCACCCATTGGGTTTTATACTCGCTTATTATTCTTGTTCTTGTGGTTGTGCCTTAGCTTGGTCGCGCATTGCGCCCATGCCTTCCTGCATCGCCATCTGTGTTATCTGGGCTTCCATTGCCTGCTGCTGTTCAGCCTGAATCTGCTCTTGAGACTTGATCAGGCCGTCCGCATCGATGCCGAGAGACGTAGCCACCCGCTTCATGAGGTCACCGACGTTAACCATCGAGAGAGCCTCAGGGCCGAGAGGTGCCATCATCTGCATCATCTGCCCGTACTTGGTGAGGTCATGGCCGCGCCCCAGAGCCTCAAGGCCCGTGACGATAGACGGCTTAACGACACCCTCAGGCAACTGCGGGAGCTTCTTTTGCTTTTGCATGCGGGACATCAGGCGGTTCACCAGCGGCTGCTGCAGTTCGCTCGACAGGACCGAGTAGACGCCACCCAGCGCGTTCTCCAACATGGAGGACAGCAGGCGGATTTCTTCAGCGGTCACTCGTTCAGCGTTACGAGTAGCAGCGGATTCCATGATGAATGCTTGCGCCAGACGTTGCTCCAACTTGGCAGCGGTAGACTCAGCGACCTTCATGTCAGCCGCTTTGTTAACCTGCAGGAACTCTACGTCCGTAGCCTTGCCCGTGATGACCGCGCCGTTTGCAGCCTTCGAGACCGCATCTTTGTTCGTCTGGCTGTTGGCGTTGACCATGACCAGTGTACGAGCGGAGGCGGCGGAGGCATCAAGGATCGCTTTGTGAAGAGACTCAAGGGACATCAGGTCACCAAAGAGTTCCTCGACGTGGGAGCGACCGTAACTCTCGCCAGTCACAGCGGTCCAACGGAGGGCCATGAGTGGGGGAGCTTCAGCAGGGTACGTGCCTTCTGATCCGGGGACCACGACATCGTTGATTTCCTGATACGTCACCCACTTGGCTTTCTTGCCGGGTTCGTAGGTCAGCTTGTAACAGGTGTAGACATCAATGGTCTTGGAGCCAGCGCTGTTGTTCACCTCGTACTCAGGGGTCCAGCCAACCGACTGGAGGACGCCGGGGTCCATCGTCTCTGGTGCGAACTGTTCGCGGACGGTGACCTTCTTGAGGCGACCCTGTGGGTCACGGGATACAACGTACTTGTCCAGACCGTAGCCTTTGAGGTTACCGTCTTTGGGCAGCACCAGCAGGTAGTTGCCGGTGACAATCAGATGACGCAGTGCCTCGTGCAAGGCGTTGCGCATTCCCTCACCCTCCAACTCCGAGATAACTGCACGTTCAATCGTGGAGAGACTTTCATCGACGGAGGCCCGTTGCGTCGGGTCACCGCCAGTCAGTTCCATGAGGGTGAAGTCATCTACGCCGAGCTTGAAAAACGGCGTGTTTGGAGGAAATAGGGCCATCATCAGTTTGGCTGCGAGGTTGTTAGTACCCCGTGCGCCAATGGACTGGTAAGGCGTGTGAATGCGGTGGGATGAGGTAGCCCCCTCTTCCATCATCAGGGAGGGGATCGTTAGCGTAGCTGCCTCACGAGCGCGACCCAAGTACACGTCCCTTGGGCCTTGCAGCATCGTGTAGGAACCAGCCAAAGTCATATTGGCGTCCATCATCAGTAGTTCACCGGCTTCTGTCGGCTCATGCTACCGATGGTGGGAAGTGTCCCGCGCGAGGTTTGTCCTGCTGGAGGGATCATTAGCTTATTACGATAGCTACTCCCACCCGGAGACGCCTTCTTGGCTTCAGTGATCTCGGTCGAGGTTCCCACCCCACTAGAGGCATCCGAAGCTAGCCCTTTGTTGGTTGCAGCTTGGTCAGCCGCACGGTTGCTGTAGTCAGTCTTGATTGTAGGCAACACAGGGGCTGGCGCTGGGGCGGAGGACTTGCGCCCCCCACCCATCATAGCCATTAGTGCGATGCCACCTACAGCGGCCAGAATGTTACACATAGGAATCTTCCTCTTGTTGTGCATTCACAGCGCGTAGGTGATCCAACACTTGCCGGTGTCCCACGGTTACATTGACCTGATGTAGGTCGTGAACGACATCATCTGGGACTAGAACCGGGAAGACAACTTCAAGGTACGCTATGAGTTCTTTGGTGATAACTGGTTGTTTAACCATCGATTTTTCCTAATCGCCGGAAATTATCGGACAGGACATGCACCAGTGGCGCAGTCCGGGTCTTCGAGTTCGTCCATGAGGTCCGTCGCATCGAGGTTCACGTCGCCCAGAACAGCCATGTATTCCTCGTACTCTTCCTCAGTGATTACTTCCTGAGGCAGGTATGGGTAGCCGAGGTCTTTGGCGGTCTTGGTTGGGTCGTTACGGAAAATCCACGACACACCAACGTAGGTGTCCCAGTTCTCCAGAAGCCACGCGATGATGTCCTTAACTTCGGTGGGGTCGTAGCTGATCGTCACCGAGCAGTTGTGGTCAACGTAGTTGTCCATCATCAGCTTGTACCGATCCAACTGCTTAACAGCCGACTCAAGGTTGACGTGCTTGCCGTCCACCACGTCAAAGTCCACCGTGTCCCATTTGACCGGGAAGGAGAAGATAGTCGCGTCAGCAGGACTATATGGATCAGCGAAGTGACGGTAGCCAGCGGCCTTCAGGCGTTCCACGAGAGGGTCGCCAACGCTGAACTTGACGTTGTTGATCAGGTACTTTCCGAGGGGCTTGTGAACGCCCTCAGTGGTGCTCATCACCTTCGACAGGGTGCCGGAAGGTTTGATCGTGGTGACCGCCTTGGAGCGTGGGAGGCCTAGCTCGTCAGCCATCTCATTGGCAGCGCCGTGAGCAGCCGCCCGAAGTGCCTGAAGGTACTCAGCGCTGGGGTTCGCAGCGGCGATGCCGGTGATGCCCACACCCATCAGGCGCAGGTAGTCGTTGGACTCGTGCCAACCCGGCTGCAGTACGCCGTCCTTGAACGACACACAGGTCTGACGGTAGTTCGCACGGGCGACCAGCCGCACCACGTCGAGGATGCGTGGGTTGTCCCGGTTGAACTTGCTGAGATCAATCTCCACTAGGTTACAAAACGAATTATCGGACAAGAGAATTTCCGCGCACGGATTACAGCCCCGGAACCAAGGCGCACGCTTCTTTGCGGCGGCACCGTTGATGAAGCCCGGCTCTGATCCTCCTGCCTCAATCATCTTCGCGAACACGCCTTCCAGTTCCAAGCGGTTGGGCTTGTTCCAGAACACGACGCTGTTGTTGGACTGGCCCCTCCAAGGGCGGTCGATCCAGTGGTCCTTCTTTGCTTCGATGAAGTCGTGAGCCATCTCGTTATCGATGTCCAACAGGGCAATCTCAGCGGAGCGCCGGGAGGACAGGGTCGTACCCAAAAGGTTCAGCAGGTCGAGGATGTCCAGTTCGTTTAGCAGTTGGCCGTATCGGCTGTTCAAGACGCCAGCGATCTTCTCGAAGGCTTCTGCCAGCGTACCATCGCCAGAGCTAATCCAGCCGTAGCCCGACAGCCGCTCGCCGCCGGGGCGAATCTCGGAGAAGTCGAGCATGACGTGCGTAGCGTCAGCAGGGATCGTCAGCAGCTTGCCGATGGACACGGCCCATGCCTCTGCGCTGTCACCTACGGATAGCGTGTAGTGGCCCTGCGTGGGGTTCTGGAGTTCAGTCGTCTCACGTCCACCCTTCTTCAGGCGATGGGAGCGCTGAACAGAGACTTTGACAGGTTTGTGGAAGCCCCGAAGCAGACCCATCTCGGGTTTGAATCCCACGCCACAGCCCTGAAGCAGCAGCCAGAAGGCGTCTACAACGTCGGAAGGTGTGCGGATTGTGTTGAAGGAGCAGTTGAATTGAGAGGCTTCGCGGGTCTTCGCAATCTCCGTCCCGCCCAGCCAGCGGGTGCGTCCAGAGGGTGAGGCTTCGAGGGAGTAGAAGATGTCGTAAAGGTCATCGAGTTCAAACTCTTCTTCGCTGTTGAGCGAGCGACCAAGCGCACGTTCCCAGAGCCAGCGCTGGTGTTCGATGATGCGGTCAGTGGTTTGTTCAAGGGTTTCAAAGACGCCCCGGTCTTCATCGATAGGGCGCGAGTAAGTGCGTCGGTGGACGATCTCCGACCGAGTGTCTGCAAATGACATGAGTGATCCTAAGGTTGTGCTAAAAGAGCATCCGCTGGGGATGCCCTTTCGGCGCTAGAACAGGTCGTCTAGCGATGGTGGTTGGTAGTTTGGTCCCTTGAGAACCTTGCCGTCATCTCGGTAGATGGGCTTGCCGTCTTCACCGAGCTTCGACATGTTCGACTCATGGACCCGGTCGAATACTTCATCGATGGGTAGGCCGAAGGTTACAGCCAATCCGTAGGTGACATAGAGAAGGTCAGCCACCTCCTTTGTGAGGGCGGCTTTATTCATGCGGCCCTCAAGCCCCACGTACACTGGGAGTTCTCGGAAAAGTTCCTCCACCTCTTCATCGATCAGCGCCATCCGCATCTCTAGGAGGTCGCCGTTATCGATGGCGGTAATGTCTTTTCCGACAGGCTGGCCGAAGGCTTCAGTGAATGCCTTGACCGCTGCGAAGTGTCGGGAGGCCACAGGGGTGCCGTTAGGGTTGATCATTCGTCTGGCTCCGTTCCGTTGAAAAGTTCAACCATCCCCAAGACCATGCCG